CAGCAGCAGTAGTTGTATAGCCACCAGAATTAGAACCAGTAAGCCAACTATTGTAATCAGGAGATGATGTTAGCCAGTTGTAAGCATCTTTGCCTAAATTAACTATTCCACCTACACCACCACCACCTAATAATGCAGCGCCACCTAAAGTATACAAACCATTTTGCATATTGGCAGTTTTAGCGTTAGCAGCGTTTTGTTGTGCAAGTGCAGCAGCTTGTGAAGTAGCATAAGCACCTGTGTAATCAGGACCTGTAGTAGCTGCTTGATTGTAAGGGTTTACATAACCAGGTTGTGTAGCTTGTTGAAAAGCACCTAATTGTTGTATTGGCAAATTAGCTTGTTGTAACTGTTGATTGAATGATTGTTGATTAGCAGTTAAGCCGACTCCAATGCCACCAGTAATTGCACTTGTAAGCTGGTCATTTTGACCTTGTTGGAATGTACGCATTGCATTGTTATAAGCATCAGAGCCAGGCATGATTCCTTGATTCGCCAAAGAAGCGGCTTGCTGTTCAGCAGCATGAGCTTGTTGTGGCTGCAATCTACGCATAATAGCGTCAGAATAAGTTTCACCAGGATTGATACCTACGCTAGGCGTATTAGGGTTAAATCCTTGTTGAGCTTGATTTGCAACACCTTGCGCCAAACTTGATTGTGCGCCTGCTAATGGGCCAGACAATGTTTGATTAGCAGACCAAATAGGATTGCCTTGTGCATCTGTACCTGTTTGCGTATATTGCAGATTTCCATAAGGTGTAGATTGATTTACACGATTAGCTGTTGTAGCTGTTCTTGCACCAGCTAAATTACCCATTGAAGTTTGCTGTGCAGCTTGAATATAAGGGTTTGTACTACCAGCAAATTGATTGCCACCAGTAACGCCATAAGGATTAGCTGCTTTATTAGTTGCAGCTTCAGGAGATGCTTGTAATGCAGCCTTAATATCTTGTATAGATTTGCCAGAAGCTAATTGTTGATTCCAATAAGCTAGACCATTAGCATCAGGTGTACGACCTAATACGCTTTGATATAAAGCAGAAATTTGGTCACCGCCACCAGAAGTAGCTGCGCCACCAGTTTGATTAGCTCTAGCTTTAGCTTCAGGAGTAGCTTGAAATTGCTGTTGGATAGTAGCTAAAGGTACTCCATTAGCTAATTGATTTTTCCAATAAGCTAAACCAGCAGCATCAGGCGCTCTGCCTAAAATAGATTGATAAAGCTGACTAATTTCATCCATTACCTACTCCTAAGTGTTTAGTTTAATTACCAAGGGGTCGGCATTGCCGATTATACCCTTAATAATCATTAAATTACAGTACTTTTGTTGTTACGCTTATTCATAGAGTTTTCCTTTGGTGTTGCCCATCTACAGTTCTCTTTTGAATATCCTAAATCATTATTAATTCTATCTATTTGTGCTTCTTTAAATGGTGGAAATCCCATATCTTCAATATAGTTCTCAACTGATTCTAACCATTTATCACAAACTTTAATGCCTCTACCGCCATAATTGTGAAACTCAGGATTATTAGGCAAATAACACCTTTTAATCATGTGTTGATACCTGTAATACATAGTTGTTTTGCTAAGACCATGTTTTCTTCTTCTTTCGCCAGTTTTTTCATCTTTCCAGCATCCACAAGAAGTAGATAAACCGCTTCGCAAATTACCAACTACAACTTCTCTTTCTGTACCGCAATCACATTTACACAACACCATTTGCTTCATAGCTTTGGTGCGTTTATCACTTTTATCTACTACCAAATACCTACCAAATCTTTGCCCAACTATATCTACTGGTTGTGTCATAATGTTCTCCTTAACAGATTACATTATATCACAGTCCCCTTCTCCATTACATAATCCGTAGAAACCCAATGCACATCTATGCCTGCAGAAACCATATTCAAGTTAATACCGCCTGCATAACCTAATCCTGTAACCCCTTGCCATTGGCGAGAAATAACAAGATTTCCAGCCCATACATCAGCATCCCATTTGGCTGTACCCCATACCGCAGTCGTGGTAGGCGTGTTTACAAAGGTGACTTTTCCAAGGTTATTTTGAGTTTGAAAGTCGGTATTAATACCAGCATAGATACCAGGCGCTCCTACATCTACTAAAAAAGTAGGGCGAACCATCGTAAAGCGCTTTTGCTGTCCTGGGTTGTCAAAATAGCTATAAGCCTGTTGGCAAGTAGCTGAGATTTGACCGCTATCATCTGCATTGGTATCAAAGAATTTACCTACAAATCCTGTTCCGCCAAAGTAAAGGTCATCGTTGTGTAATTCAAAGCAAGTGGTGTTAATTCCTGTGAAATTGCACCAAGCTTTGCTAATTGTGTGCATCACATACTGCTCTGTTCCACCAGAATTAGGAATGTTAATAACCAACATATTAGGCTTAGCATAGTAAATAACTTGCCAACCAAACTCTGTAGAGTAAGTATCTGCTGCTTGAGAAATAGCAAAGAAAATCTTGTCAGTAAGGTTTACTCTAGGGTCTAAGCGACTAGACTGTAATGCAGAAGCTAAAGGTACTAAACCATCTTGAGTAAGTAATAAGATGTCGCCAGCCCATTTATAAAAGCATCTACGACTAAATACATAACCTAATTGCCATACGCCTTTTAAAGCCCATGTAGTAGCATCTGAAGGGTCTGTTCCGTTATAAACAATAATCTCGCCCATATTGGTAATGAAAACAGCGTAGTCATCAGCACCTTGACCTGCGTCAATAGTCCATGTAGCCATGCCTTGTAAGAAACCACCATTACGAGCTATGCCGCCAAAATCAAGCGCAGAAGCAGCGCCACCTAAAGAATTAACAGGTAAATACCATACTTTTAAAGTGTTCTTTTCGGTAAAATATAAACGATTTTTAAACAAATTGACATTGATAAATACGCTAGAATCTACGCCTGTAACACCAAAATTGACTAGATAAGAACCTACAACAGTAGCACTACCAGAAGGTGTGCTTGCCATTGTGTAAGTTAATGTACTAGCACCTGTAACAGTTACAACAAAAGTACCGTTATATGCCGTAGGAATTGCACCTGAAACGGTGATTTGATTCCCTGTTATTAATCCGTGTGGCGTAGTAGTCGTTAATGTAGCTAAAGTGCCTACTCTAGTAATAGAGCTAATGGTAGCGGCTGTACCTGTAGTTGCCATCTTAATCCAGTTTGTACCGTCATAGATTAAGGTTGGGTCTGTGCCATTACAAGCTACTAAAAAGTTACCAGCAGGGTTACTAATATTGACATATTGAAATCTGTCATTAGTAATAGTATAAACATTAGTAGCAGTAGCGGTATCACAGTTGTATATAGCAGTACCAGCAGCAGCAAATAGCTTTTGCGTAGTTGCACCTGCATAATTCATTAAAGTATTAATTTTGCCTGTAATACCTATAGAAAATTTAGAATAGCCCTTACGAAGCGTTACATCAGTAGGCGTAGGGTATAAATTAGTTAAAGTAACTGCATCCGTAGGCGGCATTGCTGCTACAGAATCCCTAGCGTTCCAACCGCCAATAGGCGCAGTAACAGAAGCTGTTAAAGCAGAAAAAGGCTTTGCTTGCATTATGAGCCATATCCTGTATCAGGTATATTAGCCCATCCAATAAGCACTTTAGTTGGGTAAGGAGCAAATGATAGGGTTGGAGAGCCTTTGTCATTCGCTTTAGCAATAGACAAATAACGCTGATAATCTTGAGTTAGCGCAGTAGTGTCAAAAGACTTGATTTGGAAGTACTTAAGCTTGGTATAAAGAACCATAATACGGTCATCAAAGACAGTTGTATCATCGTCATTAGTAAAGCTATTCTTAACAGTACCTGTTGCGCTTCTTGCCCAGCCTTTTGAGCGATATTCAAAGCCTAAATACTCTTGAGTTGTCATTGGCGGCCATACTTGGAATTTTCCACCAAGAATACGCCAGCGCATACGAGGCCCTGTAGAGATATAACCTGACTTTAACCATTGCCATTGCTGTGCATCTTCAGGCCCTAACATTTCCCAATGCTTAGTTTTGTCCCATTGAGTTCTATCTGTAACAGTTTCAAAGTCAGAAGGTAAAGGGTAAATTGTTTGACTAAAGTTAATCGTGCCTGTGCCTGTACCTGAAGCTTTTTGGCTAATAGTAACTTGAGTCGAAGAATCTACTGAAACTACATAAGTGTCTTGGGCGATGTTATACCCAGTAATACTGTAGTTTGAATCTAAACCTGTAGTACTAGCTAGACCAGTTAAAACATAAGAACCAGTCGTAGCTGTACCTGTTGTTGTTAAATATTGAGTGTAAAAACGATACTCGTTCTCTAAAGCTTGCCAATCATATTCTTTAGTTAGCTCATATCCTGCTGCGTTCATCAAAGACAAGATTTGTTGCGTATCTTGGCTAGGATTACCTGCCACATTGGGAGTAACAGCTAAATTAAGCTCAGATTGAACTTGATTTACGAGTTGGAGCATCGTTGATGACATATTAAGCCTCTGGTTCTACTTTGGTTTTGCGTGGTTTTTTAGTTCCAACAGCGGCAAGTAGAGCCGTCATCTGAGATTGCATCTCAGCCAGCTTTGCGTCTGTTTCTGCCTTGATTTTAGCATTTTCTTCTTTAAGTTGCGTTACTTCCTCTTCTCGCTTAGAAACATCGGCAGTTTGGTTAGCTACAGACAAAAAGGCTTTGGCTTTATCCCTAAATGTATAAGGGGACATACCAGCAATCATGCCTACACGCTGTAATTGTTGGTCACTACAATTAGCAACAGACTCTACTGTGTAGAATTTGATGCCTTTTAACTCTTCAGCTTGTCCCATATTCAATAAAGGCCATTCTGATAATGGAGTACCTATAAATCCTTCATGGTTACCTGTTTTGTTTTGATAATCAGCCCAATGTAGCGGAAATCTGCGTTTATGGCGTTCTTCAGCAATAGTATCAATGACATTAAGCTGGTCACCTGGGGTCATAATAGTGATGAAATCCATCTCTTTAAAGATTGGTCTGCCTTGGGCAATAGTTTCATCTTTGATTTCTACTGGGCGCTTATAAAAGCGTACTGCAAGTTGTGAATCTGGATTTCGAACATCTGATTCAATAGCCATTTAATTCTCCTAAGGGATTAGGTTGTTAAAAAGAAAAAGGGACTCCCCTTGTGAGAGAGTCCCATGTTTACTACATCTTCAATTTTTTAGACTGAAGCCTTGCTAAACCAGCCATAGTCACCAGAACCCATGCTGACCGTTGGGCCAACATAAGTACCAGCAGAGCCAGTTGCTACAAAAGTAGTAGTGTTGATTGAACAAGTTGCTGTAGAAGCTGCAATAGTTTCACCAGCTTTTGCCCAAACATAACGCTTACCATCGGAAGCAAATGTTTCTGCACCTAATGGGCCGAATGTTGGAACTGTTGTACCGTTAGCAGCCAATTCTGCAACGGTTTGTGTATCTACTAAATCAACGCCTGCGATAGGTAGTGTTGTAAATGCCATGATATTTCCTTTATAAGTTAAATAGACCAAAAATAGGGATTTCTCCCCATTTATTAGTTGGTCATAATGCCTTGCAAGAAGCGGTTAGAAGTTGTCATATTGCCGGCAAATCCATACAGCTTCACGATTGCGTCTTGGTTAATTGCTTGACGCTCACCACCAATAGGAACGAAATTACGCTCTTTGTGTGGACGGAAGAAAATGTAGTTAGTGTTCAAGAAATACATTGTGTTTGTAGGAGCTTGAGCGCCATAACCGCCGCCTAATACTACATCAGCAGAAGTACCGCCACCGTAGAACTTCAAGGAAGCAAAACCAGCAGCACCAGCTTCTTCAGAAGCAATACGCTGAATAGCTTGCAATGACTGAACATAAGTGCTGTAGAAGTTGTTATCAGCAACAATCAAGTCAGCTTTGTCTGTTCCACGAACTAATTGAATAGCTGTAGAAGTCATTTTAGCCAAGATGTTTGAAGAAGTGATAGCAGTTCCTGTTGTTGCCACATTACGCCAAAATTCAAAGTTAGCAGCATTGATACCTCCGTATGTGCCAGTTGTAGGAGTAGAAGAAACAGCAGCAGCTAAACCATCCAAGTTTTTACCACCGTTGCCAGTACCATCAAGGTACAAGTCACCAGAAATACGGTTTAACAAGCGAGCTTCAGAAACTTGCATACGACCATCTAACAGGTCAATGATTGCTTCTTTGGAGCTGTTTTGCAACATTTCCAAGCCAGACATAGTAACTGCATCAGCGTACTGAGCAATTTTGTACTGAGCAGCAGAAATAGGGCTATCTGGAGCAATGTTCAATACTTCGTAGCCACTATATGAGTTAGCGTTGTTAGTATTTGGGTCGTTGTACATGATTTCTTCCAAAATCACATTACCGCCTGAGAATGGGCGTACATTACCCTTAGAATTCAATCTTTGTAGGATTGCGTTGTTTTGTGTTAAGTTGTCAGCCAATTCACCGCTACGACTTTGAATCGTGGTAGCGATAATATCGGTGATTGCTGCGTTAGCAAATGCCATGATATTTATCCTTAAAAAAATGTGTCCAAAATTAGACTAAGTTAAACCCTGCCACTCAAAGCGCCTGAATTTAATTGGTCGGCAATCAATGAGCGTCTATCCTTCTTATCTGAGCCGTTTGACGCTTGTCCGTTAGGAGTAACGGAGCGTGGACTAACTGCTGCAGCCTTAGCTTTAGCTACTTGGTTCGCCTTTGACGCTTGTTGCTTAGCACCAGAGATGAGTTTCTCTTGTTCTAAAGCCCATGCTTCATCGTTAATACGAACCGCCAGCTTATAAGCCGTTTTCAGGTCTTGGGCCTTCCCTAGCTCAAGGAGTTGAGCCATTTCTTCCCTTACCAATTCAAAGTGCGGTGCATTACCACCATTCTTAAAACTTTCAATCTCTCCCATGAGGCGATTATTCTCCTCTTGGGCAAATCTATTCTTAATCACGCTCACTTCTTGATTTACAGTATTTAACTGGTTCATCAGTTGTTGAGCGTAAGGGTCTAGTTGTTGTACTTGACCACCTTGATTAAATTGTACACCATAATCTGACGCAAGTCTTTGAATCATTTGCTGTTTTTGTTGCTGTGATGCAGTAGATAAAACCATGTGTGCTTTAGCAAGATTTCCAATTAAAGCCGCAGGGTTTATACCTTGTTTTTCAAAGTCAGGAACAAACGGAGTAATAGCATCTTTTAGCTCTTTAGCGCTTTGTGCTTCTTGTCTATAAGTGCTTACGCCACGCTGATATTCAGCCTCACGCTGGTTAGCATATTTGGCAAACTGAATAAAGTCATCTCGCCCAATTTGCTCACCTTTCTCCATTTTGTCCCAAATCTCTTTATATTCCTTCTTCCAGGTCGTTGGGCGCTTATAGTCTACTGATTCCTCATTATCCTTCTCCTGCGTTCCAGCCTCAAATTCAAGCTCTTGACTTTCTTGTTGTTCTTCTTGCTTAGTAAATTGCCCTTTCTCATTACGAGCTTTCTCTTGAGCAGATTCTTCGGAAATAGTATCTTCAGGCGCAGCTTCAATTTCTACCTCCTCAGGGGCTTCTAAAGTGCCTTCTTCAGCTTGCTCTAATGCTGCTTCTATCATTGACCTACGGTCTAATTCTTCCATGATTGTTCCTATCTGTAGTTAAGTTTTGAGTACGCCATTTCAGCAATTTGACGCTTTCTTGCTTCATTGGATTTGCGGCTAATTTCAATGGGTTTATGCTGTTGTGGCACATCATTGCCAAGCTCAATCATGCGGTGCTGTTTGAGATGGTCACGGTGCATAGATTTAGACTTAATCCATGAACCGTCTACTTGAGAAACATAGCCATCAATGTCAGAAACTACTGTAGGCGCTTCCCTAGTTTTCATAGCTACTTTGTCTAACCAAGACGCTTTTGCAGCTTCTTCGCCAATAGTCGGTATCCACCATTCAAGAAAGAACTCCTCGTCAGTCTTTTTAACTTCTATATGGTTGCTTTCGCTATAACCACATTTAGGGCAAATCATTACATTCTCCTTATTAAGTCAGGTACTTGGTCGTATTCTTCTTGACGCAGTGCAACAACTGAGTCATACCATCTACCGTTTTTCCAACGCCAGCAAATGTATTCTTCTTTGGGCAGTAATACAATCGTTTTAACGCCCAATGCGCCTGCTAAATGGGCTGTGCCAGTATCTACTGTCACTATGCCCTTCATCGCCTTCATGTGGCTTGCTGTGACCTTCCAATCGGTTTTCCAACCATCGTCAGGCAAAGGATGAAAAAAACCATCGTGGTCTGGCGATAAAGAGTAGCAGTTATCACCTGTTAATTTATACAGTTGATGGTCAGGAATAGACTTAATATGGAACAAAATGTTGCGACTTGCACCCCAATTTACCCCTATTTTTGGCTCAATATTCGATGGTTTAGCATCCATATAGCCTTCTGAACCGACTATTTTCTTTGTATTTATGGGAAAAAGGGCTTTAGCGTATTTATCAGAACAAGAAATGTAGTAAGGAAGGCTCATATTGCCTATCCAGTAGTCACAAGTTGCTACATCTTCACATTCAGGCTGATTTGTCAGCACATCTATGCACTCAAATTGCCCTAAAACGCCTAATAATGAGCCATGAGTCAGTAAAACGACTTTTTTAGCGCCCATAACTTTTAAAAATGGCAAAAAACGAGCAAACATAAAAATGTCGCCAAATCCTTGTTCCATTTGAACAACAATAGACTTGTCTAAAAGGCTTTGACCACGCCAAATAGGGAGATTATTGGGTTTTTGCGTATAAGGAGTGATTTGATTAGCAAGAACTTCAGGATGCCAACGATATTCAAATAACCTAAAACCTGCGTCATATCTACCAGCGTGTAAATGCTCGTAAGACTCTTTATATTTTGCGTGTGGATTTATAACAGTAGTAATAAGGCCTCTTCATCGTCTAATTCTGCTAAGCGCTTAGCTTCAAGAATAGCCATTTCGGTTTGTATCCGAACTAGCTCCTCTCTGAGCATTACACCTTGCAAAAGTTCTTGTTGTTGTTTAACAAGTCTAGCGATGGTATTGTCTAATGCAGTTATCTCAGACGGTATATCTTCGCTAACTTCTTGATTGGATTGTACTTTATTTTGTTTTTGTTTGCTCTTAGGAGTTGGGTCAATTAACTCTTTAATAGCAGCCTTACGGTCAGCTTGAGCTTTGCGGTAAGCCTCTAAACGCTGTTTTTCTAGCTTAGCTATCTTTTTATCTAATGCTTTAGCTCGTTTTAGCTCATCAGCAGTAAAACCATCATGTGTGTCATTAGGATTAGCTACAGTACCTTGTAGGTTAGCTGTATCGTTTTCGTCTGTAGCAGAAATTGTGCCTGTAGCTGGTACAACTACAGCACCTGTAATGCTTGCTGTATCGTTTGTATCTGTAGCTGTAATGCTACCGCTATCAACAGCGTATCCTACTGTGCCTAATAATGAGGCAGTATCATTAGTATCGGTAACACTAATTGTTCCTGTAATAGCAGGAAGCTGTATATCCGATATAGGATTGGTCGAAAACGGTCTAAAGCTTAACATTTAAGCCTCGTTAATAGTTGCAGTAGATGTTTTTTTGTCTATTGACATAACGCCATAACAAACAACATTCCAATCTTCTGACTGGGTTTCTTTTTCGCTTTGAGATAAAACATTAAGCTTAAAGTTTTTAAATAAATATTCTTTATCGCCTTCAAATACACGCCAAACATGGTCTTTAGTGCCACGACCTTCTAAACCTCTGCTTTTGTTAAAACGAATACGATATTTGTTCATATAACTTCCGCTATAGAAGTAATACAAGTTTTTTCAGCAATTTGAATTGATAAATTAAAATGTACAAATTTAATAGGTTTATCTGCAGCATGACGACCAAATGAATGGGGTAACCATGAATTAGTAAACAATAACATTCCTGGCTCTGGTAAAAAATTAATCATATTACTAGCTGGCATAGCTTGAGTAATGTCTGCTTCAGGCAAATTAATTTGTACTTTAGCTGGTCTAGGGTCATGAAATATTACTCTTGAACAATTTTCTGGAGTTTCTAAAAAATAAAATCCTATAATTTGAGAACCATAACCATGAATGTGTTGTTCCATTAAAGAATGTTTGTGGTGTTCTTGTGTCCACATTTCGGTAAATTGAGTATTAAATTGCTCCATTGCGTAGCCTTGATTTTGCAATATGTTCCAAGCAGTTTGCCCAACATAATTTGAAAATTCTTCAATACGAGAATCAGCATAAAAACTATCAGTCATTACCACAGGATAAATGTCATCAATTTCTTTTTGTTCTTCTTTGCGTTTTGCAAGATATTCATCAGAAACCGTTTTAACAACTTCTAAAAATTCTGGTTTTTTAATAGAATATACAATGCTTGGAAAATAATGATATTGTTCTAATTGGTTTTCAATAGGTTCTTGAATTACTCCATCAGCGTCAATTATTTCGACAGTTTGACTCACAATAGTCCTTTATGTAGGTATTACCCAAGATGAACTACCTGTAGATACATAGTTATAGTGAGCGAAGCTAGTATAACCAAAAATAGGCTTGTTCTCTACAAAATTACCAATAATACTTGTTACTGGCAATTCAGTTCCTGGTGTCCAACCATTAAAATTTTGAGAAGTTGCTTGACAAACAGAATGCTCATATAAACCATCTGGCGATTGATAAACTATTTCAATGTTATCAAATGCGCCTGTACCGTTACCTAAATTAAAAATAGTCACTAATCTTGGTTTTTTTGGAAAACCATAATTAATATTAAATTGTGTCCAATTTGGATTAATTGGTGGCATTGTCCAAGCATTAAGAGTGGTTAAATAAATGTTCCAAACTTCAACGCCTTGTGTATCACCTTGTTCTGTAAGAGTAACAATTTGAGTATTGGCATTAGCAATTAAACTTTTTTGTTGTGCTGTGCCTTGAGCATTAATTTGTATTGTTGTAGCGGCTTTTTCTTCAGTTGTTTGTGCAGATATAACCCAAACATCTTGCCATTGATTATTAACATTTTGATAAGTGTCGGTTACATTTTCATAAATTGTTGGAGTAATATTTTGAGCAATACGAGTAAATGGCTGATATTCAGAAGGAATATAACCATAAACTTGCATAAGGTTGCTTTCGTAGACTGGATTGTCGATTGGCTGACTATCTACTACCTTAATATATAATTCGTCCATTTTTTATCTTTTTAAGGATTTCCTACATTGGTACTAGGAAAAGTCCTAGAACATCCAGGCCACACAATACGAACTGCGCCTTTACCGCCATTACCACTACCACCGCCACCACCATAAGCACCACCAACAGTACAAGCAGCATTACTTCCACCAGAACCACCTTTTCCAGTATAGCCATTTGCAACAGTACCACCAGCTCCATTACAACCTTGACCTAAAATTCCAACACCGCCTCCACCAAAACCAGAATCATAACCACCACCACCGCCACCACCAGAACCAGAACTACCATTACCGCCATTACCACCATTACCACCATTTCCAGAATAACCACCAGCACCACCAGCACCATGTAAAACAGTATCAAATACGCCAGTACCTCCATTTCCACCGCCATCCCCAGTATAAGTACCAGCAACGCTAGTACCTTGAACTGCACTACCACCACCACCTCTAACTACAGCAGTAGAAACAAAATAGCTATTATTTGTAGCAGCCGAAGATGAAGTTCCTCCTCCAACAACTACTGTATAAGAAGTTCCTGGTGTTACTGTGTAATTATTTTTATATCCTAATCCACCGCCACTACCTGTTGCTGGGTAACAACAAGCTGTATAAGTTGCACTTTTTCCACCTCCACCAACAGCTACAATAGAAACTGATGTTACCCCAGCAGGGGCTACCCAGGTATACGACCCAGCGGTTGTGTAAGATTGCGAACCTGGAGGCGCACCAAAAGACCTATGGTTCATAAATTTAGCTTGTAATGAACCAGCCATTTTAAGTCAATCCTGAACCAGAAATTATCCAAGTAGTAGAAGTCATTTTAATTGCTGTAGCAGAACCGTATTGTGCCAAACTTCTTGAACCTGTAGTACCAGCAGAAGATAAATACATTGTGTCAGTAGTAATTGCAATAGTGACAACTTGAGAAGTCATGTTAATAAAGCTAAGAGCAGTACCTATTGGATAAGCTACTGAACTATTAGCAGGAATAGTAAAAGTTCTAGCATTAGCATCTGTAGATGGGTGAAATATAGTTTTTCCAGCATCACCAAGAACTAAAGTATAAGCAGCAGATTGGCTATTAAAAGGAATATTAATGTATCCTACACCATTTGTACCATCTACTGTACAGTTGCTTAAAGTACCAGAAGTAGGTGTTCCTAAAATTGGTGTTACTAAAGTTGGGCTAGTAGAAAACACCAAATTTGTACTTGTTGTTCCTGTAGCACCTGATGCGGTATAGCCTGTAATGTTATTAAAAGCAGTAATGCTTGCGCTTGTAGCGTTTGTACCACCGTTGGCAACAGGCAATGCTGTTCCGCTATAACTTATAGCTAATGTACCAGTAGAAGTAACTGGACTTCCTGATATTGACAAGAAAGCAGGTACTGTAGCAGCTACAGAAGTAACTGTTCCTTGCGGATTTGCTGCGGTAGTAATTGAAGTTACACGACCATAAGTATCTATTGTGACTACAGGAATAAGTGTTGCAGAACCTGTTGTTCCTGCGGTTGCTATACCACTTGTTAAATTAACTGTTGGTATTGCAGTAGTTCCGCCTACAGTTAATGTTGTAGAGGTAATCGAAGTAACAGTACCAGAGCCTTTATTGTTAAATGTAGTCCAATCGGTGCTAGTTAAATAACCACTTACTGAAGTAGTTGCTGCAGGCATACTAATAGCAGGTGTTGCGCCACCGCTACTGACTACTGGTGCTGTGCCTGTAACGCTAGTAACCGTTCCTGTTGCTGGTGTAGTCCATGTAGGTGCGCTTGTGCCTTGACTTGTCAATACTTGACCAGCAGTTCCGACTGCGCTTAAAGCTAAAGCAGAAGCTGTTGAATATGGTACAGAACCAGCAGAAGCAGTTAAACTTGCGTTTGTGCCACCACGATTTAATGCAATATTATTACCATTCCAAGTTGCTGAAGTAATAGAACCTGAGTAATCTAAAGTGTTAGTAGACCAAGAAACATTTGAAGGACTTTGGTCATGCCTATCCCAAGAACCAGCAGAAGTTGCATTAGACAATAATATAACACTGACATAACCGCCAGAAGGAATAGAAGCAATTAAAGTATTAGAATTATTATTAACTGTAATTGCACCGCTAGATTGATTGTTATTAAATGTATATGCCGTTCCATTAACAAGCGTAGTGGCATCAGGCAATTTAATCGTTTGACCGCCTGAACCTGTGACTAAATAATCTAATGGTGAAGAAACCGTTAAGGTTGTTGTGCCACCTGTTGCGGCAATAGTTTGTAATGTATTTAAAAAAGCATTGGCATTCACATTGCCATTGACATCTAAATAAGAAGCTTTAGCAGCAGGGTAATCGCCAAACACATACAAAGTGCCTGTAAAACTTACCGCAGCACCAGCATTACTGGATGCATATACAGTATCACGACTTAAAGTTCCAGCGCCTACAGTTCCTAGACCTACTTCCCAATCTGAACCACCAGCATTGTAGATAGCATAGTAAGTCGTATTTCCGTTGCCTATTGCGGCAGAAAAGGTCTGAAACTGCGTTACAGCGCCAGCAAGCGTTAGTGTCCCAGTACCTGTTGTGGTACTTGTTTCCTGAACACGGTCTTTAAGAATTAGCGCCATAATTTACCTTAACTGTTAGCTCGGATGATTGTGCCTGCGGTAATGCTGACTGTCTGACCTGATGCAATAGTCGTAGTGTTTAAGTTTAAATCAGCGCCTGAAGTGCCTACTGAACCATCCATTACTACTGTTGTACCGTCTGACTTAACAATACGGAAGAAAGTCGCTGTACTAGATGCTACAGCAGTACCGTTAGTGACAGAGCCAAGGGTAATTGTACCGTTTGAATCTGTACCAAAAGCGCCTGAGATAGTAAGGCTGACTAGCAAAGTCTGGGTAGAGATAGCAGTATTAGCATTAGTAGGCTGTGTTCCGTCATACAGACGAATGATAGAGCCAGAGCCAGCATAGGTGATTAGACCTGTTTGCTGGGCATCTCTAGTGCCATTAGAGTATTTAAGATTAGATGCCATTATTGAACTCCAATGATTTTACCGTTTTCATCACGGATAACTTGTTTCGGTTGAGAAAGCTTTTGCATCAATGCGGCAACCATTTGAGTCAGTTGAGCATTAGTGGTTTGCATATTTTCCATTGCTGGTTGTAGCGGATGATTTGCCATTTGTGAGAATCCCATAGTATCTTGAATAATCTTAGCCTGTTCTACAGACTCCATGTAGGCCATTGAACCATCAGTTAAGCCTGCGTTAATACGAGCAGTTTCAAGTTTAGCTGCGTTGTCAAGGTAAGCCAAGAGGATAGCTTTAGAATTATCCATTTCAGCTTGTTTGCTGTTGCGTTGCTCTTCCAGGCTAAATTTAAGCTGATTCTCTTGTGCTTGGTATTCTTGCTTAGCTTTCTCAAGTTCATTCTCAGCTTGGAATTTCTGAATATCTAGTTGAGTCTGTTGTTGAGCTTTAGCTTGGTCAGCTTGAATCTGCATCTGAAGCTTCATAATCTCTGGTGGTGGTGGTTTAGGCTGACCTTGTGCTTTTTGTGCAGCTTCTCTAAGCTTATCAGCAGTTTCGTCAATAACACCTTCTAGTTGTTTACCTGCTCTAAATGCAGTAACTGAGAACTTGAGCATTTCCATCAGCATTGGGGCCATCTCAGGCGCTTGTGCAGCCATCGGTAATGCTTGCTGCATAAAGCCACCGACTGCTTGCAAGAAAGCCATACGATTTTGCTTTTCAGCTTCTTCGTCTTGGAAAATCATCGAGTCAGAAGTAACTTCAATACGGAAGTTAGAAGATGCCTCATTTCTGAGCAACTCCATTGCCTGTGGAATCATTTGTTGGTCTTGCGGACTCAGTTGTTGTGACCCTGAAATCTTGAGGATTGTGTCATCTGTAAAGTGCTGGCAAATGATTTGAGCCTTGATTTGTAACAGTTTTGTAGCAAAGTCTACGACATTGTGTTGCATAGTCTTTAAGCGACCTGCTGCGTTATTACTCTTAATAATCTGAGCGCCTAGCGTTTCATTAGGGTCAGTCTGACCACGCTGAATATCGGCAATACCCATAATCTCGTAGATTTGAGCTTTAACTTGTTCCATTGCTTGATACGAGTTTTGCAAAGCGCTGGCAAAAGGAGCGATGTCTACAAGGTCAATAGCTCCACGCATACCCTGTTTTTCAGCAAAAGCAGCCCAGTTTTTAACTGGAATCATGGTGTTATTTTCGCCTTCAGAGAACAAGCGAGATAACTCAGAAGCTGAAGCGTCATACACACCACGCACACGCAAAGCATTAATCAGTTCTTCAATGCGGTTTGACAAAGTGTCTAATTGACGAGCTTGGTCTTGATACATTGTGTAATCAGGAATAGGCTCTAAGCTCTCATTTGTAAGAGTAGAGAACAAAGGCTTTGGACAAGGCCAGAATCCTTCTAGTTCTAATGGGTCATCACGCTCATCTAATATCTTGCCTAATGACTTAGAAATCCATAAGACTTTGCCTGTTTCTTTGTCCCAGACTTCATAAACTAGAGCTTGTGACTGCTCATCAATAAAGCCTTCGTTTCTTTTGTTGTCCTCTGGGCGAGTGTCAAGCGGTACTTGATAGCCTAAATCTTCGCCAAAACGCTCAACAAGAGCATCACGGTTCATAAATACTCTACGCCATACTGCAGTTACTTCTTCCCATGTTCTACCTGTTGTATGACCAAAATCACGCCAATGCACATAGTCTACAGGGCAGCACTCATACTCAATACGCTCTGGGTTTTCAATCTCCATTGCGCTTTCTGTTTCGGCTTCATCTGTATCTTCGGTAATTTCGTAACCGTCATCAGGCTCATCATCAGTTTTTTCGCCTTCAATGTGTGGTTCATAGCGAACCCATGCAGTACCTCTGCCGCCTAATAAACGGTCAAGAACTGCTTGTTGCATTGCAGATTTGTAGTCACCGTAATGCTCTAACTCAAACTCCAATGCTCGCTCTAAGAGCATAGATGCAACTCTACCTATAGGGTCATTATCACGAAACCGCCTTGAAACATCAGGTCTTGGAAGTCTTGCAAAGATTGCAGGTTGAATAGTCTGAACATTAGACCAAAGGATATTAAAGCGAGAATTAGGGTTAGATTGATAGCGGCTATCATCTTTGTACTTCTTAATGATACGGTCAGTACGAGCTTCCCATTTCTTAAAGGTACGCTCATAGTTTGTAATGGTTTTGTACCATTTTTCGTAGGTTTGCTTTTCCGCCATCAAATTCTCCCTGTGGATTTCACTGGTGCTTGCTTCCACATTTCATTAAGTGTTACATCTGTCTGTCCTACAAACAAGCCTCTGATAGCTTCATCTTTAGGCAAAGCCTTTTCTTCTTCACGCCAGGCTATTGCAAGCATACGAAAAGCATCTGCGCCATGTGAAGTCCAATCGTGTCTAGGTTTATCCCTAAATACTTTCCTGTCCTCGTCATACTCACGCTGATACTGCCGCAAACATTCAATGCCATCTTCGCACTTAGAATCAAACCAGCTACGCATCAATGCAAGCCTGCTTGCTTGAATTCCGTCTTGAAGCGATAAACTTGGCACAATTCTCATTGTTTCTAATGGAATTTTAACACTTAATTGTTCTATTATGCTTTTGCCTCCGCTTGCTAAAGTCTTTGCCCTTGCATCATGAGGTAGCCAATGCGTTCTGTAGGTGTAATCGTACTCAATCGCCTTAGCTTGAATCAACCCTGTATAGAATGGGATTGGCTGACCATTGGATGAATGGTAGTCCAGCACTCTAATTTCACCATGTACTACCTGAAACCACCAAATACTTGTATCGTCTGAATAACCTAAGTCCCAAGCTGTAAAGACAGGGAATAAAGGGTCATGCTCTACATTCATAATCCTGTTGGAATCAGTGAGCTGTCGCATCTCTTTACCGTAATATGCCCCAAGGATGGCGCTTTCAAAGTCGCACTCAAACTCTTGTAGGTATTGGTCTTGGGTCATAGATTTGGCAGCATCAGCCAATTCAGACTCAGGCAATAGCCCTGTCTGACTAGCCCTTAAAGTCTTGGCATACCAATCATCTGACTTAATAGCATTGCTATATATGTCCCAAAAGGCGTTATGGCCCTTAGGTGTACCAATAAATACTGCCCATCCTAGCCTATCTGCCAACAAAGGGCGAATAATCTCACCCCAAATGCGAGGACGCATATCTGCATACTCATCTAGGACAATCCCATCAAGGTATAAGCCTCGTAAAGAATCAGCATTATCAGCACCAAACAACCTAATCCTTGCGCCATTTATTAGTTCCACCCATAGTTCCGATTGATTAGCTTTAGCCATTACAGGCTTACTAAAGCGTAACAGGTAGTCCCAAGCGATATTTTTTGCTTGGCTGTAATATGGTGCAACATAGGCATATCTGCCGTCTTTTTTGCTCTCTAATAGTGCTTTTACTATTAACTCATTAATACAAGCTACAGTCTTACCACAGCGCCTGTGAGCCACAACCACGCTCCAACGCTGGATACGGCTATGAAAGTCTTGAAAAACGCTTCTAGGGCGGTATAAGAGCTTTATATTACGCTTCATCTGCCCATGAGATAGTGAAGTCTTTGCCGTCTAAGCCAGTAACCTCGTTTACTTGGGTTTCTTTCCATTTAGCCCTAGTCTTCAGCCAAAATATAGCAGCAGCCGTATTGCCCTTTTTAGCCTGGCTAAACAAAGTACCAGCAATGGCAGCGTTTGCGTCTATACGCCCTTCGTCTAGTTCATCTTTGTAGTATTTAACTAGCGTATCAGCACTAATCTTTAACCTTGTGGCTATGTCTTCATGGGGACATCCCAACGCAGACAGGCGTTTAACCTGCTCTTGGGTGTCTTTTGTAGGTATATGTTGTTTTCCTTGAGCCATTTTATAACTCCGAAAGTACGGCTTTTTTGCCAGTAAAGTCTTCCCAACGCTTGACTATGACATCGCAATATTTAGGGTCTAATTCCATGCTTCTATTGACCCTGCCTGTTTTTTCGCAAGCCATAAGGGTAGAGCCTGACCCACCAAATAGGTCAACAACGCAATCAGAGC